AAAATATCCAGCTTTAAGTATTTCGTTATTTTTAATATCTGCTGCTTTCTGTTTATCTTCTATATCTTTAAAGTAAGCTTTAGTATCTGCTACATGAGCTGTAAAAATAGCTTGGAATTCTTCAGCGTCTTTACCTTTACCCGATAAAAGGGCTTGATAATTAAAATCAGGACTAAAATTCATTTTAAGAATTTCATCTAAAATTTCAGAATCCGCTAATGCCTCAGGACGTTTTAATATTGATTGTACAACTATAAGTTTAGCTTCCTTTTTATCTGGAACCGTACCTGTAACTATAAGATTGTTTACATTATTTTTAATAACATCTGTCTTAAATAATGCATCTTTAAAAGATAAACCAGTTTTATCTACAGTTTCCCCAATATTTTTAAAATTATTATTTACACTTTGAATAGCTACAAGCTTACGTTCAGTATCTTCTTGTTCATAAATTTGGTAATAGAGATCCTCTTTTATTTTATTAACACCATCATAAAGTTGATTTATAATAGCAGGATCAGACATAGTTGCCACAGCATCTGATTTAAACATGTCTAGTTGAGCTTCAGACATAGTTGTTCTGTCTGATGATGAAAGTGATGGATTATCAAGAATATCTTTTTTATAGAGATCTCCCTTTGACCATCTGGTCATGCTAGCAAGTGTATCAGTATATGTATTGTAATCTACCATTGTCCTATAAGCATCTTGGGCTATAGGCAATACATCAGGCATTACATCACCTCGTACAGCAGCATCCTTAGCTAATTTAATGTCATCTCTAATTTGTTCTTTTTTCTTAAATTCAGCAAGACCTCCTAAAGCTGTACTAAAAGCAGCAAGACCTCTATTGATACTACGGTTAGCTACAGACTGATCTGCTGCTGCTGCAAGAACTTGAAAGTTAGTAGTAGGAGCTGTTGTTTTAGTTTCTACAGGGTCAAGTTTAAATAACTTATCTGGTGTTGTCATTGTTTACCTTGCCCTTTGTCTACTTGACTAGATCTTGTTCCACTTTTATAGTTTATACCACTTTGAATACCAGAACCTGCAATCTGTAATGCAAGACCAGTACCTGAAGGAGCTACAGGTATCCCTGACATGAGAGCATTATTTTTACTAAGAGCTTCATTAGCTATATTTTGTTTTCTTTGCCTAAAACTCATTTCTCTAATTTCTCTGTTTAAATCTTTACGTGCCAAAGCATTATATCCATGTCTCTGTATGTTTAATTGAGTAGCTTCTGCAGACTGTCCTGACCTACCAAAGCCTCCTCCCATACTAGCATTAATAGCTGCCTGTTTAGCAGTCTCTCTACGAATAGATTGTCGTAGATCATTCATCTCAAACCCTTGTTTCTTAAGATCTAAGGCATCTTCTTCGTTAACATGGAGCTGTGCTATATATGCTAAGTTATTATTTATAGTAGCTTGTTTGTAAGCGTTACGTCTTTTAGCTTCTACTTCTTGTAAATCCTGTTGATGCTGATAATTTGCTGTTCCTGCATCAAACAGAAACTTAGCTATATATAACGCTTCCATTACTGCCATCAGATAGCCACCTTGCAGAACTCATAAAACTTAACATTATTAATCATCTTTTCTCCAATTATCTTAAAGCCACACCAGCGTATCCACTTAAGGTGGACATCGTTACGGCTGTCTATGAAATTACATAGGTGGGGATACATAGTATTCATTCCTTCCACCTCTGATCTAGATTGTTTAAGGAAAGAAGTCTTTATCTTAACTAAACCTTGTGATCCTAACATCCAAATCTGTCCTATCTTGTCAGACAATGGGACTACACCATAGACTCCTACAGGTGTACCACGTTTATCTATGATAGACCTACAGATACTACTGTTACCAAAGCCTAAGGCTAAAGCTTTTTCAGGAGTATGTCCTAGTGTTTCTACTTCACGTTGATCTTCATACCTTAGATTCTTTGATAAATATACCATGTCATCTAATGTAGATACTCTATGATATGGCTTCATGTACGCCCTTATCCTTAACATTGTGTTTACCTTCTACTGATAGACCTCGTTACGTAATTCCCCTCCCAATCAGCTCCTGTAAAGGCACATGGTAAGTAAGAATCAGAAATTATTTCTATTTTTAAACTACGAGCATCAGATAATATTAACTTCTTAAATGACCCTGTTTCAAAAGGTATAGTTCCTATTTTATTAAGAGGAGAACCTAGTATTCTACCTGTAAAGATATGGTCAAATTCATCTCTACCTTCAGCAGTTACCTTCATTTTAAAGAAACCTGTACGAAAGTAATTTACATTAAATTTACGTATCTTTAGTATTCCTCCTGAGAGTGCAGTTTGTCTACCCTGTACTTCTGTTTTAATAGTAGGCTCAGTGAACTCATACAAGAACTTGTACTCTTTTCCTATAAATACATTGTTTGTAGAGAAGTCTCCAGCAGTTTTAAGTAGAAGTGTATTAATTGTATTAGTTTGTGTTACACCTTGTACTAAAGACCCTTCTCTACCAATCCACATAGGACCTAGTACCACCCTAAAGTTAGATCCAAAATCATCTGGATAAGGTACTGACCAAGTAGTGATGTCAGTTACTGTATCATATTCTCCTTTAGTCTCTATTAATCTATCAAGGTGTACCTTAAATGGAAGCTGAGTAGTAGACTCTGTGAGTCCCACTAGGTTAGCATCTTGTAGTGACATCTTATCTAGGTATGTACCATCAGGTCTTACTATAACTAGGTATGCTATATGTTCTATAATCTTCATACCTATTACTTTCTCTTCAGGCTTAAACACCCACTTAGCCCAAGAGCTTAATTTCTTTTGTCCTGATTGCATCAAGAACTTGTAAGTAAATACTTCATTAAGATTTTGATCTGAGAGTACAAACAAGAACTCTTCATGAGGAATAATCTCAAAGCCTTTACCTTTAATGTAACTAGGTATGTGACTTGTAATGTCTTCAGCTGTTTCTTCTTGTAGATCTTCTACTATACCAAATTCTCGTATTACACTGAAGCCATCATTCTCATCACTAAAGTAAATTTTCCTACCATTAATTACAGGTGCTACAAGTTTATCATGTTGATACTGTGTAATTAAAGATAGTTTAGCATTAGTTGGAGTTAGTCCTCCAGCAGCAAACTCTGATAAGTTAAACTGACCAAAGTCACTAAAGATCATCAGGCTTTCATTGAAGGGTACAAAGTGTTGTAATATACTTACTTCATTAGTAGGTGCAGAAAGATCAATCATATCTGTATCTACTAGATCAGTAGCGGTAGTTGCGTAATAGTTAAAGAACTCTCCTAGTTCAGAAAGGATAACATTTTCATTAGCTAATAAACCTAATCTGTTCTTATGGAAAGACATGTCATTGATTCTTTCACCAATAAAAGAAGGATCAGGAGCTGTCTCTAAGTCACCAGCTATTCTATCTGTCCACTCTATCTGAGATAATGAGAAGGTAGGTCTACCAAAGTCATCAGCAAACGCATCATCCCAAGGATCAGGAGCAGCTCTAACCATTTTAATAGGCATAGTAGCAGGGTCAATACTATTAGCTAAACCAGGTTCTACAGTTTCTACCCATTCACCAACGTCATCATCAGATTGGTTATTGTGGACCAACCAGTAATCATCTGTAGAACTTCCAGGATCTCCTGTTACTTTAATAATAAACCCATCTTTGGTTCTAGCAGGAAGTTCCGTAAAATCTACTATGGTATCCTTAATGGCTATCATGTTAGCCTCAGGAGCTTCAGCATGTAGTGTAAAGTCTGCACCATCACTTCTGGTAACATGGACGTTACTACTACCAAACTTGGTAATAATATATCCTGAAGTAGCCATTGCAGCAGCTACATTTGTAACCAGAGTGTCAGCATCATTATCAGCTGTAATAGAACCTACATCAACTCCATCTAAGAAGACTTTAAAGGTAGTATTTTCACTGGATTGTTTTATAAAAACAATGCCTTCAGGACTACGTTCAGAACTTAGAATGGCACTCTTAGCTGTTCGTGTATTTTTATTTAATATAAAAGTAAAATCTGCTACAGTAAATAACCTAAGATTATCTCTAGCATCATTAACTCTAATGTATTCTAAAGTCTCTCCTGTTGAAACTCCAGCTATACTACGGCTAAAATCTTCTGGACCATAAGCTATACTAAAGGAATCACTCCAAGGATTAACAGGAGTATCTAAACTAAATGCTTCCATAGATGTTCCAGAGAAATCTCCAGAAAAAGCAGCATCAAATTGATCTGAAGTAATAAGAGTTACATATCTTTCAGAAGCATCTCTGTCTATAAAGTGAACCTTAGCATCTGTATCTGTTTTGTTATTAAGTTTTGTTACGTGCTCTAGAGGTGGTCTTTTCTTAAGACCTTCAGCAATAGTTACAAACCCATTTTCTTGTACTTCAGCTTGGGATGCTAGTCGTAAACTAGGAGGTTGCTGTGAAACACCATTTATTAGGTTACTTATTTGCTCAGAAATTAAAGGCATTTACCAGAGTTTCCTATGTTTCTTCGTTATGTTATACATCTCAATATCACTGTATCCTGCATTGTAACCTGCTCTGTCTGTTTCATCATCCAAGAGATCTGCATAAGCTTCACTCTCTTCTATTCTATTAATTTGTTCTGCTGAAACTTGTCCTATAATTTCCTCTTGGAATATCCTAGCTGATCTTAAAGTTACGTATTGTCTAAAAGTTTGTGGAGTATCGATAAAATCGAGAAGAACAATAGTAACAGCATTAGTAGGTGCGCTCCCAAAGGTGAATGTATTATTCTCTAAATCATAAAGATAAGGAGAACCAGAGCGTCCTCTTAAGGTGGTCAGCTTATTTGGAATGCTTATAGACAGGATGTTAGAACCTACTGGAACCAAGTTCTCTGAATCCAAAGCCATAACAACATCCCATTCTGTATTAAAATGCCATCCTTTCTGCTGTATTGCTCTGTTTGTATTGCTTAACAAGTTCTTAGCCTGAGTAACTTCTACAGTAGTAGCTGTTTCTAAACTAGATACAGCAGCTTCTCCAATAGCAGCTAACAACATATTAACTGCTTGAAG